ATTACTACCATTTATAACGACATCATCTATATCTAATGAACCACCTGATATAAGTCCTGTAGTTGTTATCGCTGATGCACCTGTATCTATTGTACCAAAGCCTGATGTAATAGAACCACTATCTAACACACCAACTGTTGTAGCTGCTGTAGTTATAAGATTAGGCATTGCGGTTATTTCATCGTCAAAGTATGCAGCTAAGTCGGTGACTGCTACTTGCTTCATTGTACCACCATCATTTAGTACAACTCTGTCTGCATCTGCTACTATAACAGAACTTGCTGACGTATCGCCATCTAGTATATTTACTTCTGTCGCAGTAGAAGTTACAGCTGTGCCATTAAAATTTATACCATCTAGGTAAGCTGTGCCATCAATGTATATATCTCTCCACTCTTGACTAGCAGAACCTAAATCATACGTGTCATCTGTGTTAGGGATAATAGAACTGTTTACGTCTGCTCCGAAGACGACATTATCGGCTGCAGAGTCTCCCAGGGTAAGTGTACCACCATTAAACGTAGTAGTACCTGTTACAGTGGCATTACCGCCTACAGTTAAGTTACCACCCACATCTAAGTTGCCTGTGATACCAGTTACTGCTTCTACTACGTTAGTGCCATCACAAAATACCATGCTTGTGTTGCCGTTGGAAATAGCGATACCGCTACCTGAAGCTGTCTTTACTGTGACTGTTTCCCCAGTACCGTTCTTTATAATATATACTTTACTTACTGCAGGGCATATTAATGTGGCAGCTCCACTCAAGTCAGATGTTGTGTCTGTTAAGTTTAGTATAGCCGCTCGTGATTCAGAGGTTGAACCATCTGCTGTGGACAACGTTGCAGAGTTAGTACTCCAAGTGTCTATAGTTTTTAGACCTGCAACAGCTTCCTCTACCATAGAAGTTACTTGGTTGTTTAGTGTGTCACCCCAAGTACCTGTTAGCTCTCCTTGTGTGGGTAACGCCAGTTTTAAAGACGTGGTATACGCTGTAGCCATTTATTAAACCTCACGATTACTTAAATTATTATACCAATAAGTTGTTATATGCAACAAAATCATTTTAACTCCATTAAAAAACGCGTATTATCGCATTGTTAGCATCTGCGGTAGGAAATGATATTGTAAAATTTCCTCCACTAGATTGTTTATCTTCTCCAAAATCAATAACTGCAATAGCAGGATTCCCTGTTGCACTTTTATATATTAAAGCCCCTCTAGCCGTTAGAGAAGCAGAACCCCAAGTAGTGTCAGCAAAATCCAAGAAAGCTGTTGTACCAGAAAGCGCAGGGTTAGCTGCTATACTAAGAGTATTACCTCCCGCTGTGTATCCTGTACCTGATACTTCATTAGTTGTACTGTAAGCTGTTGTACCTGCGTGTAAACTAGCAGAAGAAGTATACAATGCTATCTTGAAGGCTTGTGAAGTATTACTACTAAAATCCATCTCCCCATCTAAGAGAGCTGTTTTAAACGATGAGCACATAGCCTGTGTAATTGCCATCTAATTCTCCTACCCTACAGTAGTTTTAGGTTGCCCAGAACGGTATGAATCTTGTCTAAGTTTACCATCGCTAAGTTGTTTTAATAACGTAATAGATTGTAAATAATGTTTCTCATATAAAGCTATCATGTCAGCTTCACCTTTCATAAAACGTATAGCCTCAAGTAAGGTTCCGTTTAATAAGGCAGTATCAAAATTATCCCCAAGCCAAGTAGTAGCTGCGCTAACGATAGATGTAGGATAAAACCCATAAACATGCTCAAGTTCGTAATTGGCATCAGGAGTAGGAGCTAACTCAATCTGTGTATCACTATAATATGCGTAAAATTTAGGTAATCCATAATTTGCGCTAGTGTTGACGGGATACGCTTCACGTATGAAGTTAACGTCTTTGTTTAACAAAAATGTATGGGTGCTACTACTTACAATAGAAATGCTGTACGTATATAAATGATCTGTTGGTAACGTGTACAATTTGTTTGTTGCTGTTAAAGGGCCATCATCTGATTTACGTAATGCAGGGAACTGTACTGAGTTATATATTTTCTGTTCGGCTTGTTGAGCAAACAGAGCATGTTGATCTGCTGTAAACGATTGTTCACATATTTCCTCTACATTTGCCTTTAAACTAGTATAGTTCATAATTTACACCTTAAAAGAATAACCTTGTGTAGCCGCACCTACGCCTCTAGCTTTAACTTTGCCTTTAATTACGCCACCACCACTGTAACCCATGTTCTTAACTACTTCTGGTGCTTTTGCTTTTAAAGCTGTAAGTCCTTTACCCATGCTAGGTGTGGTAACTTGTTTATTCATATTTGATCTATTCATATTTTTCTCCTTATGAAGTTGTTACTGTTACTTGTCCTACGAATACAGAGGCAACAAACGATAATTTGTTAAACTGTGAACCCGAATATATTTGTGCTCTGCTCGTTGCATACCCTGCAAAGTCAGGTCTTGGATCACGTATAGCTTGTGGATCATCCACAGGATACATACCCTGTCTGTTTTGTGGGTGGTCTGAGCTCCAACATTCTGTACATGCTTTCGTATTTGTATCTCTACCCCTTACAATTAAATTACGCAATTCACGTAATTTGTATCTAAACCCGCAAATATCACACTCAGCTAAAGCTTTGTTGTTACTTGAGAACCTGTTTGTCATAACTAAATTCTACCTATTCTTGGAACAAAATGTTCCGATGTTTTCTCTCTATCTTCTCCAGCAGCTAAAGTATACTGCTCATCATATGTGGCCTTTAGCATAGTTATTCTATCCGCAAATTCAGGTACTTTCATTGCTATATGATACGCTAAACCTGCTACTAGGCAAGGTAAAAAACGAAAATTCATATCTGCGGTCTCCACACCACTACCTGCATCTTCTATCCTTCTCATTCTCCAATATACAAAAGTATAATCAGATTCGGGTACAGGCCAAAGATTTATTCTTGGAGCAGCGGCTAAACGTTCAATCCATACTTGGATTGGTCTACCAGTTGATAACTTGTTAGGGATAGATGCGTAAGTACTTACACCTATACGATTTATGGTGAGATCAGACTGTGTACTAGTATTACCAGCGTTACTACGTATTACATGGTCAAGAAGATCTATTGTGTCTGCGGGGAGTGTATATTGCCCAGTACCAGCTGTTATAGCTTGCGTACCTTCTTCTATAGTCCACATGTTAATGCCACGGTTCTGCCACTCAATAGTCATTAAATTCATAGACCTACGAGCAGTTCTTAAATCATAACCTGAACGCATTTCTCTGCCTGCACGTTCCCAAGCTTCTTCAGCTATCTCCGTGAAATCCATGTTAAATGTAGCAGTGCCTGATGATGCCATTATTTATCTCTTTCCCACTCACGTGACTTTTCTATAAGACTTCGTCTTTCTTGCAATCTTTGTTGGCTGTTTAGCCACTTGTTTTCCTGCTTTAGTTGCTTTTCGCTTCTTAGCCGTAGTGGCTGCGTATTCTGCATTAGATAAAGCTTTAATTGCTTTTTCAGGTAAATAACGTTCGCCTGTAGCTTTCTTCCCTTGTGTACTAGGTTTACCACTTTTAGTTCGCCATTTTTGTTTTGTCCAAGCACGTAGTGACCTCTGTGGTTTCGCTAACGCCATTAACTCTTATAACCCCCACCTGCTGCTTTGTAGGCTTTTGCCAGCATCTGCGCTTTACGAGCTGACCACTGACCAGAGTTACCTCCTTTATCTCCAGATTTTATCCTATTAAAAATGCTTTTACGTAAAGAAGGTTTAGTATAATTACCAGATTCGTTAACTTTACTTTTCTTAACCTTCCCCCCAGCTTTATAATAAGACCGCATAACGTCTCCTATATATACTTTGTTACTTTACGTCTGTTTTCCATAACCTTACCACAACCTCTAGCTACACCTTTTTTCTTTGAGGGTCTTTTGACTTTACCACCTTTTTTAAACCCATTTAAAGGTTCTGCATTTGACTCGTTTTTATTTTTATTAATATACCTTTGACGATGTATAGTCATATTCTTAGAAAGTCTAGTAGCAGGATCTTTAAAAGCATTGTTTGCCTCTGTCTGTAAAGCTTGCATTTCTTTTGCAGTCATTACAATCTCCTAGATGTATTTAGTTGGGCGTACGCCTTGTCTAGCAATACCAGCACCACGGACTTTACCACCTTTTTTATACTTCTTAACCATACCACCGCCTTTTAAGCCACCTTCAAATTCTACGTTAGAATCTGGAGCACCGCCCATATCTAGACCTCCGATACCACTGCCTTCTTTCATCTTCATTTTTTTCTTTTTCATTTCTTCCATCGCATCAGCCAAAGCCGCTCCTTGCGTACCTGCTTGTCCTAGCCCACCACGTCTTCCTTCTTTTTTTGGTCTCATCTTTGTTATAGGGGGGTTTTTAAGTTTAGCATTTTCATCATCTAGCCCCATACCAGTCTTACCTCCGTCTGGGTTTGCTAGATTCTTAAAAATTTTAGACTTAGCATTTTCTGCTCTTCCCCTCATTTTAGCATCATTAGCTTGAAGCATTTTGCCCTTGTCGCCTTTAATTAATTTTGTACTTCTTGGTGCCATTTTACTCTCCTAACATTTCCATCGTTTACGTGCTTGACGCAGACGACTATTTGGGTCTTTAGCAGCTTTTGGGAACTGCTTCATTTGTCCTGCACTACGTGCACAATAAGATTTACGTCTTTTTGCAGCGGTACTACCAGCTTTAACTTTGCCAGTAACAGCGGTCTTTAACTTAGATCCAGGGTTGTCTCTACGATATTTAGCTACACCTTTAGAAGTCATACCAGCACCAGACTTGGTAGGACGCTTCTGCCCTCCTCCGATTGTATGACCTTTCATAGTGCCTTTTTGCGCCATTTGTACCTCTATGCGTAGAAGAAGTTCATCATATCTACAGTCGCTATTGTATAGACAACGTACATACCTGAATCAAATACTACTCCTTCGTCTGGGATTGTATTATCTAAGGTTGTATTGTCTGTGCCAATAGTTCTTGCTTTAAATAGAGCTGAACCACCATCATTCGGATCACCATTATAAAATTGAATGACCCCTGCGGTTCCACCAGAAACAATAGAATAACCCTTCAGTCTGACTCTGCCACCAAAGATTATGTCAGCAGCACTTGCTGTAGTTCCAGCTATCACAGTACCTGCAGGATTTCCTACAGCAGTAATACTAACTATTGTCTTAAAGTATTTAGTACCTGCCGATAGAGTAGATGATCCACCTGTAATACTTTCTGTTAAAGAGGCACCATCAAGATCAGTACCTACAACAGTAAAAGATATCCCGCTATCATCTCCACCAGAAGTAATTGAAACTGTTCTGGCTGAACCAAGAGTTACTGCGCCACCACTTGCTAATGCACCACCTAAAACTAATGCTGCATTGTTTCCAACTTGTGCTGAGGCTGAAAAACCATTCGGGTCTGCGGCTACTTCGTCATTAATGAACCTA